TACTAAAGAACATCAACCAATTAATATAATAGATGGTAGCCAATTAAATACTAAAATAAATGGTATTTTAGAATTAATAAATATTTATTATATGAAAAAATTTGACATTTTAAAAAAAGATTATAGAACAAAACATACTGTAGGTGATCCATTATTTACTTTAGATATTACTCACCTGAATGCAATTTTTAATTTAGATATAATTAAATCATTAATACTTTCATCAACGCAAATGCAAATGATTACAAATGAAGAATCATTTGTTCATAGTCAAGATGAAGAACATAATCAATATGATGAAGACATAGGCACACACCTGAACTTGACGCCATTATTTGAAGGCCTAAACACCACTCAAAATACACCAACATTTACAGACATAAGCACCGTCCAATATTCTTTTGAAAATGTTAGTGAAAAGATTGATAATTTTGCTAAAGCTGTAAGCGCGGAATTAAGGAAAGTTAATGAAACTATTATTAATCTTCTTGAAAATGAAAAAAAAAAAGAAACAGACGCCCAACGAGATTATCCTCAATTATTTTCTGTAGAAAAACTAATGTCTAATTTTGAAATTAGTCGAAAAAGCAGGTTATTATTTAATTTTTATGATATGTCTCTTAATTTAAGACAAGATAAATATAAAGAATTTATCGAATATTTAGCAAAATTAAATAATGATTATGACCAATTTCAAAAAGCTAAATATAGTATGGATTTTAATTTACATAATTTTACAAAATATTATGATGTTAATAAAAAATTATTCAATACAGGCAAAATTGGATTAAAAGATACTTCACAACAACCTAAGATTAAATTAGCAAAATATTTAAATTTTTTAAATGATAGTAACACTTTGCATAATTTAACTTTAACGAAAGACTTTATAAATTTACCTTTAGATTTAAACAATTTAGTAAAATTAAATGCATCAAATTGTAATATTAGTAATATACCAAATTATTTTAACAATTTAGTCAAATTAAATATGTTAAATTTAAATAATAATAATATATCAGATTTAACAAATTTATCAAATTTAACAAGTTTAGAAATCCTTTTCTTAAATAATAATAATATAACAGAAATAGATCCTTTACTAAATCTTGATAATTTAGGAGTTCTAACTTTAAATCATAATAATGTATTAAATATTAATAGTCTATTAAATCTTAGAAGTTTATACATGCTTAGTTTAACATATAATAATTATATGTTACCATTAGAACTAAATAATGTTAATAGTTCTTTATATATGATTAATCTAAGTAATAATAAAATATCTGAAATAAATGAAATTAACCTACCTAATTTGAAAGATTTGAATCTAAGCAATAATAAAATACATTCTATTGAACGTATACCAATTAGCAATTTAGAGGAATTGAATTTAAGTAATAATAATTTATTTAATGAACAAGTAGGTGGTATGGATGCAACTTTTAGTCCTACACCTTTAGAATCTAGTAATAATAAATTAAAAAAATTAAATTTAAGTAATAATAAAATTAATGGTAAATTTTTTGAATATATTACTAATAATAATATTAATTTACAAGAACTTTATTTAGATAATATTACTAATATTGAAGATCTTGATACTGATTTTTTTAATAATTTAATTAATATAATAAATAGTAATAATACTCTAAAAAAACTATCCCTAAGTAAAAATTCATTATTTAGATTTAATTTTGATTTAAGTAATTCAAATAATTTGGACTATGTAAATTTATCTCGTAATAACTTAAATTCAGATAAAATTTCCGAACTTGCAAATTTAATAAAAAATACAAAAGAAATAAATTTAAATGATAATAATTTTAATATTGAAAAAATCGAAAACCAAAAAATTTTAAGTGATTCAAAAATTATGCATTTAGATGGCAATAATATTAGAGATAAAGGTATTATACATTTAAAAAATATAATCTCAAATAGTAGGGAAAATAATTTTGAAATTTCTATTAAAAGAAACTACATTACTAATTATGGTATAAATAATTTTATTAGTTACAATAAAAATGAAAACAATAAAATTATTCGTAAACTTGATATTAGTCATAATATAAATTTTGGAGATTCTATTTTTGAACTTATAAGATATTATGAAATAAGAAACTTAATTAATAAAAATAATATATATAATCCTAGTGCCCCATATTTTTCTTTTTTTACAAACGTAAATGAGAAACTTGAAATAATTGAATTAGATATATCAAATACATCTGCACATTCAAATAATGATAGTTCAATTGATGAATGGTTTTATGAAAATATTAATGCTTATAAACTTAATGTAATGAATTTAAATTTTGATAATTGTAATTTAAAATATAATCGATATATTAATCGTATTGTTATAGAAAATAAGAATATAAATATTTCTGCAAAATATAATAATTTCGGTAATTTAAAAATGAATGATATGCCTCAAAATATTAATTTTATTGGTAATTATGATTTTTCAAATAATCAGTTTGTAAATTACTTTAAAGATGAAGTATATAATTTAGTGCCCTCATTTGAATTTGGTGTTGACGACTTATTTCCATTAAATGAACAGTTAACCATAACAGAAATTAAATTAAAAAAATTTAAAAATCTTGATTCAATTGAAAATTCAGGTAAATTAATGGTTTCAATGCATCCATTTTATGAAATTATTCCATTAAATTTTGATATTTTAAATGAAGAATTAGAATTATATGAATATAAAAATGCAAATGCAAAGTTCAATATTGTATTAACAAATTTGCTTAAAAATAGATTTTTATTTTTTAAAGAAGATTTATTTGAAGATAATGATGATAAAAATAATAAGAGAAATGATGATGAAAGTTATACAAATAATAACTGCGAATATTTTATTAATTTAAATGAAAAATTATATTTAAGTTTTGAATCTGCAGTAAAATTAGGAATTATACCACGGGAGAACGATAAAATTATTTTATATAAAGACTTTCAATTTTTTGATTTTGATTTTAATGATATTGAAATTCATAAAACTATGTTATATGATAAAAATAATGATTCTTATACAAATGAATATGGGTTATTGTATAAAGAAAATGAATCAGCTAATACATCTTCTCAGCCAGTAAATAATATTTATAAATTTCTAAATTTAATAAATTTAAATTCTAATTTATATATTTATGACAAATTAATTAAAAATAAAAATGAATTAATGAAAATAGTTGATGAATATATGGGAAATGAAAAAGAAAAAACTGAAGGTGAATTAGAATATTTTAAGAATTTGGATTTGAGTTTAATAAAGGATTTAAGTGAATTATTTAGTGTACGTAGAAATCCTAATGCAAAAGAATTTAATTTAGATATATCTGGTTGGAAAACGCATAATGTTGTAAATGCAAACAGTATGTTTTATGGAGCAGAAGAATTTAATCAAGATATATCTGGTTGGAATACACAAAGTTTAGAAATAGCTGATTTTATGTTTTATGGAGCAGAAGAATTTAATCAAGATATATCTGGTTGGAATACACAAAGTTTAGAAGTAGCTGATTTTATGTTTTTTAAAGCATCCCAATTTAATCAAGACTTGGGTTCTTGGAACTTACTAAATTTAGAATCAGCTAATTTTATGTTTTATGGAACGACTTTTAATAAATCTAAATATTATTGGAATCTTAATAGATTGAAATTTGCTTATCAAATGTTTAATAATGAATTTAATAAAGATATAGTAATCAACGCTTTAAGTTTAGAAACTAAAAATATAAGTTTAAACGAAGAAATAGAGATAATAGATAATAAAAAATTTAATAATAAAACATATTTTAGAACTAATGAAGTAATAGATTGGCGAACTTATCTCAATATAGAGTTTCATTATGAAGAATATCCAAATTTTAAATCTTTTTGGGGAAACATTCTCAGAAATGTATTTAATAAAATAGGTAGGTATACAGCATTGCCTAGAGGCAGATATGCAGGTTGGATACAAGATAATATGGATTTAGGAGGATATGTAAAAACATTATTATATAGTCACTTTATTAAATATTCATTTTACACTCATGATATGGAAAAAATAAATAAAAATATAAATAATTATACAGATCATTTTAAAAAATCATGTGAAGTTGCTAATAATATTATAGAAGAAATGGACTTGAATGATATAGAAAAAATGGGAGTTAATGATATAAATAAAGAAATTAGGAATATAGAAGGAGTAGAAAATACTATGTATAAATATGCATGTGAAATGTTTAGAAAATTGGCTATAATATCTAGACCAGATGTGCATTTGCCTACTCATACCACTGATCCAGATAATGACTCTATTCTTGATTTCTTTTTTGATACAAACTCTAATGAACAAATAGATTTAGATGTATATCTTGGACAAATAGATGCAAATAGAGGTAAATTCATTGATTTAATTCATAAAATTTATTACTATAAAACATATTTAAATAATAATCCCAAACCTATAAGGGAAGACTATACTAAAAAAAATATAAAAGATTATGATAACAACATAGGACAAGCTACAATAGCTTTTATGAACGCTTTAAGAATGTATCAGCCTAATGTAGACAAAAAACTAAAGGAAATTCATACTGATTTTTTTAAAATATTTGAAGAGCAGTTATCGACAAGAAGATTAAAAGATTATTACGAATTAATAAAACAATCAAAATTATGTCCATTTATATTTAAAGAAAATAAATTACTTTTAAATAAAGATATAATTAGTGATGAATCAAGGGATTATTTTCGAGAAATCTACGGAATTGTAATGGAGACTGGAATTCAAGCACCTGCTCAAGATGATGTAATATCAATACTATACCAAAAAATAGGTATTATATTTGCGTCATATCTTACTCACGAAATAAGATTTATGAATGATAGGCGGGGTTATCCAAAAAATAGCATAAAATTTACAAAAATATTCTTATTATTTTTATTTAAAAATTATGATCAAATTACAATTCCTGAATTATTAGATGCAATTTTAGAAATTAATAATTTTAATATAAAGGATTATTTAAAAGATACAGTCGTAAATTTTAGACCTGAAGATATGAATGATTTAGAAAAAACATTTTTTGATTATGAAGATTTTGATATAGAACCTATGAAACCTGAAGAAAATATAATTAAAGTCACTAAATATGATGCAAGCAAAAGAGATGAATTACTAAATAAATTAATTAAACTTAATAATTTTTACGTAAAACCTTTAAAAAATCCCGTCAATAATTTTTTATCTAGTGCTTTTGATAAGGATTATCAAAATTTTTTAAATCAGTATAGAGGAATAGAGGAAGAAGAATCTAAAGGGATAGAGGAAGAAGAATCTACTTTTAATAGATTTGATAATGATTTATTTAATAATAAAGAAACAGCCAAAGTATTTTGTATATATAATTTTATTTTGGATAAAACTTTTGATCTTTTTCCATATTGGAATATTTTCAAAGGTACACTAAATAGTCAAATTAGAATTGTCCGTACTCAATTTAATTTTAGAAAAATGATTAGTCATTATTCAGTTGACATAGAAATTGAAAAAGCTAAATATTTAGGTCTTTTGAATGACTTAATTAATGGAAGTAATTGGAGTGATGATAGACGAAAAAAAATAAAGGCACTAAATTTTTTAAGACGAATTATTGAGGAGGCTGACACAAATGATTTTGATCGAAATAGTCAAAGTGAAAATTTAAATTTACCAAAATTTTTTAAAGAGGCTTATGGTTTAGATTCAAGTCCTGACGTTTTAGTCTTTGGATGGTATCATAACGGTCGTTATTTTAAATTTCATTTTTGCGCAAATTCAATTGATATACCACTATTTGGATTAGAAGACAATGAAGAAGGAAATGAACAAGAATTTTATTATTTTAGAAACAGTTTATTAGAAAGTGTTTATGCGAGTGCTTAGAATTTGTATTTGACTAAATATTACATCTTTCTAATATACAAAATTTTTATTTTATTATATATTAGTTAATTATAATGATTATTAAATAGAATGTAAAGCTATTCAAATTATACAAAACATTATCTAACTTAGATAATATTTTATATAAAGTACATTTTAAAATATAGTAACTAAATTAGTCATAATTATTAACTATTTTATAACATGTATGAAAAGTAGTTTGAATTATCATTTAATACTAAATATATCACATTTATTATTTGTTCCCTTAATTTTGTATGTTGGATATTTAGGTGTTAAAGAAGAAAAAATACCATATTATTTATTTTCATTTATGCAAGCAATTGGCACAGGTGCTATTGGTCATCAAGCTATATCATTAATAAAAAAGTTAATTTAAAATGTAAAATAAATAAATTTATTTATTATTTAATATATATATATGTTTTATAAGATTATTTATACATTAAAAGGTGGAAACACAGTTCCTCAAAAAGATTTTGATAATGAACAAAATTACAACCAAAAAATTGCTACAAAAGATCAATTACAAAGACTAGTTGATAATTATCTTGAAAATCCAGAAAAAATTAATTTAGATTATTTTAAAAATTTGGATTTAAGTTTATTAGATGATTTAGATCATTTATTTTCGGTAATTAGAAATCCTAAAGCAAATACATTTAATTTAGATATATCTGGTTGGAACACACAAAATATTAAAAGTGCAAATTTTATGTTTTATGGAGCAGAACAATTTAATCAAGACTTGAGTAGGTGGGATTTAAAAAATTTAGAAATAGCTAATTTTATGTTTTATGGAACACAACTTAATCAATCTATAAATGATTGGGATCTTAGTAAACTTAAATTTGCTTATCAAATGTTTAAAAATGATTTTATAAATTCAAATAAAGATCAAATTATATTAAAAGCTTCAAATTTAGAAACTAAAAATATAATTTTATACGAATCTTTGCATCAAAATATAATGATAAAAGATGATACTATTTTTGATAATGAAAAATATTTTAATTTAATAGCTAATACAGTCGATAGACAAAAAATTACTTTTATCTATGATGATATACCTAATTTTAAATCTTTTTGGGCAAACATTTTCAGTATACCACTAGATATAGTTGAATCACCTTTGACAATAAATTCTGGAATTGAAATACTAGGAGATATGAAAAATTTAAACTACAGTATAGATCTTGCTGATATAGGAGGAATTGTAACAAATTTTTTATATGGTGACTTTATTAAATATTCATTTTTCCAATATGATATTGAAGAAATAAAAAGAAATATAGATAATTATATAGATGAATTTAGAGACATATGTGATAATAATTCTTCAGAAAATATACAAATTAATAGAGATATAATTAATGAAATTAAGAATAAAAATACAGAAGAAAAAAATATTTATAACTATACATGCGATATGTTTGAAAAAATATTAAATATATCTACTTCTATTTTGCCTCCTATTCCTACAAATCCTAGCGATGATTTTATTTATAAATTCTTTTCTGACACATACTCTTCGGCCGATTTACCAATAGATATAGATAAAAAAGAATTACTTAATTTAATTGTAGAAATTTATAATTACAGAACATTTTTAAATAATAAATCTAACTTTAATGCATTTGATTTTGCGAATCAAAAGAAAAATAAAATAAATAATATTCATATTAACTTTTTTGAAATATTCAAAGAGCATTTAACAACAAAAAAATTGAAAGATTTTAATGAATTAAAAAAATTATCAAAATTACAACCATTTATATTTAAAAGTTTTGATAAAAAAAATAATAGATTACTTTTGAATAAAGATATAATTAGTAAGGAATCAATTGATTATTTTAAAAAAATCTACAAATCCAATATAGCAAACCAAGACACCAGACGAGTACTTAAAAATCCCAGTCAAGAGCGTGACGAATTGTTACCACAACTATCTCACGCGTCCCCAGACATTCAAAATGCATTTGCTAAAATGTATCCAGATTTATTCCCAGATATTAAACCATCAGAAAATCAATTATCAGATGATGAAGATATAGATTTAATATCAATAATATACAAAAAAGCAGGTTTGATATTTGCATCCTATCTGACTCATAAAATAAGATATATTGGGGGGCGTGAATATCTAAAAAATAATATAAAATTTACCAAAATATTCTTATTATTTTTATTCAAAAGTATTGAAGAAATTGAAATTGATGAATTATTAGATGCAATTTTTGAGGTTAGTGATTTTAACATAAGCATATATGAAGATAATATATCAAATCCAATTAAAACTTTTTTCTCTACATTTAATGATGATTATGAAATTTTTTTAAATGAGCATAGAAAAAAGAAAGAAGATAATGGTGAAGATACTAAAAGTAGTTCTAATGTTTTAGAAGATAGTCAATATAGTAGACTTAATGTTTTAGAAGATAGTAAAAAAAATAAAAGGGATTATGAATTTAGTGCTAAAGGTGATGAAGAGACTTTTAATAAATTTACTGATGATTTATTTCAAAATAAAAAAGAAGCTAAATTTTTTTGTATTTATAATTTTATTTTGGATAAAACTTATGATCTTTTACCATATTGGGAAGATTTCAAAAATACAGTAAATAATAAAATTACAATTAGTGATTCTTTTAATTTTAGAAAAATGATTATGCATTATAGGCCAGAAATAAGAGAAGAAAAACAAAAATTTTTTAATCTTTTGAATAATTATCAACATAATTTTGATGGTAAGAGATTAAAAGCATTTAATTTTTTTAAACAAATCATTAAACAGTCCGATATAAATTCTATAGCTAATTATGATAATTATGATGAAAATATAAATTTATTAAAATTTTTTAGATTTACTTTTGGTATAGATTATAGTCCTGAAAAAGTATATTTTACTTTTACAGATGATGAATTGTTTAAAGTTCATTTATGCGCGAAACAAATTGAAATTCCACTTAATGGATGGGAAATTATCCCTTCTGGCCCCACCCCTACTATAAATAATGATAATCAAGAATTTATAAATTTCAGGAATTTATTAAAATTAAGTATGGAGTTAGGTAGTTAGATTTTATATTTCATTTAATATTATATTTTTCTAATATACTATTTCTATTTAATTATAATTAATTAAAATTAATTTTAATTTTAATTTTTATAATAAATTAAGTATGTTGACTAGGATCTTCATTATAAATATCTGTTTCAACTTTAATCTTAGGCACAATATTAATTGCTTCTAATTCTTGAATCAATAATTTGAATGCATATGGAATTTCTACTTTATGAGTAGTATAAACATTATTTCTTAAGTTACATAATTGACACACATAAATATTCTTATCTGGTTTCTTTCTTGCGAATAAACCACAATTACTACATACATGCACAAAATATTGATCTGAAGTATTTACTAACCTCTCTTTTAAGAACTGACCCATACCATGAGCAATCATACAATCTCTCTCCATCTCGCCAAATCTTAGACCTCCATCTCGTGCCCTTCCTTCAGGTGGTTGCCTAGTAAGGACTTGCCTTGGTCCACGGGCTCTTCCATGAATCTTATCTTGAACTAAATGTTTAAGTCTCATATAAAAGGTAGGTCCAATAAAGATCTTACTTCTAATCTTTTTACCACTCATACCACAATATAAATCTTCAAACCCATGTTCATTAAATCCATAAGACTTAAGAATTTCAGTTGCTTCCTCAATATTATAGTCATTAAATGGTGTAGCATCAGAAAAATGTCCTCTTAATGCAGACACTTTACCTAATACACATTCTAAAAGTTGTCCTACAGTCATACGACTAGGAACAGCATTTGGATTCATAATAAGATCGGGTTGAACGCCATCCTTTGTAAATGGCATATCTGCAGCTGATAAAATGATACCACAAGTACCTTTTTGACCGTGACGACTTGCAAATTTATCACCAATATTTGGTGTTCTTTCTGATCTTACTTGAACTGAATACATTTCATAACCATCTGAATTGTAAACTCCTGTATATACTTTATCAATTGTTGCACTTACATTTGATTTATAAACTTGTGATGTATCTTTGAAAATTTTAGATTGATTATCACTACCAGGATCAATAGGACTTACTTTTCCAATTATAATATCTCCATTTTCTATTCTAGTTTCATTTGGAACATAACCTGCCATATTTAGCTTTTCATAATTTGCTTTCCTTATTCCTGAAACTTTACTTGGATCTGGTTTTGTAAATTTATCATCTTGTGAAGTAGATGGATTTTTCTTAATTTCATCTGTATATTTCTTTAATACATATGATCTAAATAATCCTCTATCTAATGAAGATTGATTAAAGATAAGACTATCTTCTTGATTATATCCTGAATAACAGGCAATTGCTACAATGACATTCTCTCCATTTGGTAAATCTAATGTATTAAGATATTTCATAGCTCTTGTTTGAACTAAAGGATAACTTGGATTAGCTAGTCTATATCCGATATCCATTCTATATCTTTCATTAGTTGCAAAAATACCTTTACCTTGTTTTGATTGTGAGAAATTATAAATATTACGAGGAGCTTGATTATGATCACAAAATGGAATACATGATGAAGATGAACCAAGCATCATTGAAGGATGAAATTCACAATGAGTATATTTTACATATACAGTATCATTATATCTATTAATTTTATCACCACTTGGATTAGGATCTTTAATAGCTTCTAACATTCTTGCATGATGTGTGTGCAAATCTTTAACAGTCATCGCAATCATTAAATGTTCAGACTCTTCTACATCAATATAATCTATTACATTTGGATATTTTAATAAGAATAAATTCCATCTATTTACTTTATTTTTAATTGTTCCAGTTAGGTCAATATCTTGTAACATTTCTTTAGTTAATACTAATTGATTATTTTCTACTCTTAGAACAGGTCTAATTTTTCTTCCTCCATCTGTGTAAATTTTGATTTCTTTATTATATATATCATGAATAACTGATACATGTCTATTTATATAATTATTAGCCCTTTTATCTTTTGTAAAAGACACAAACTCATGTGGTTTCTCTGTAAATCCAATCCAATTTCCATTAATAAAAATTTTTGTTTTAATATTAAACTCATAAGGATGAATATCCTTAATATCAATAATAAAGTTTTCTATTAACTCTTCTATAATACTTTCCTGAGATTGCATATTCAGTGTTACATCTGCCATTAATGATAAATGTTTTTGTAGACCAATTTTTGCACCTTCTGGAGTTTCTACAGTATCTAAAAAACCATATTGATTACTTCTTGCATGTCTGATACTTACAACTTTTTGTGTGCTAGAATCTACAGAAGGAGTAACAATTCTTCTAAAATATGAAATAGTTTGTAAAAATGAATATCTTTGTAATGCTTGAGATACACCTTTTCTTGCTTTCTGAATACCCCATACACCTGTTGATAAACCATTAATTAAACCAATTTCAATAGTATTTGGTTTTATTTGATTAATTACATTAATTGGATTTTCATCATCACCATTATATTTCTTTTCAAAAAACTTATTGATATCATTTAACATCTTTTTATAATATTGCTTGAATAATTGCGATATTAATGTTCCAGGCATATCAATTCTTTTATTAACATAACTATCTCGATCGTCAGCTTCTTCTCTTTCTAAATATACATTTAATAACTTCTTTGTCATTTGACAGATATAAATTGCTTTATTAAGTAAATTATTTCCAAGATGAGGTAATACGTCTTCATGTAGTGTCTTAAAAATAAATATTTTCTTTTGTTCGTTTTTTATATCTTCTCTTGTGTCACTAATTTTTCTCCATCTTTTAATTTTAGAAATTAAAGCTGTAATTGCATATTCTTGTTCTTTAATTTTTAACTCATTTCCTTCCATATCTTTAACACCTGTCATAACACTTTCATTTAATGAATTTCTTAAAATATTCATCATATTAATATCATCTGAAGTATTAGTAATATAATCTATAATATCCTTATCTGATACTAATCCTAGTGCTCTTAACATAATTACAAGAGGAACATCATTAAAATGCGGTGTTTCAACAAAAATAGTTCCGTCTTTTTTCATTTTGATATTTAATGTTTGAATCATATCAGTATAATCTGGTTTTTTTGAATTTACTGTTGCATATACTTGATATCCTTTATCAAAGTTACTATCTTTCTTTTTAAAAACTAACATTTTATTATCACACATTCTCTCCATACCAATAATTACTTTTTCATTACCTTTAACAATGAAATAACACCCTGGATCAAACTCACATTCTGTATTTTTTACATCTTTTCTAAGATTAGTATTACAATATGTGCTTTTAATCATAATAGGAATTGAAGCAACTGGATGTTCTTTTTCCACATCACCTATAATTTTAATTTCTTTTTCTCCTGTATTAATATCAGTAATTTCTTGAATTTGTTTAATTGTTGCTTCCATTCTTGCTGAATATGTATAATTATTTTTTCTAGCATCCTCTGGAAACATATATTCATCTTTACCTGGTATAACAGGAGGTTTAATAGAGATATCTTCAAATAAAAATCTATAAGAATAAATTTTACTTCCAACTACACTTTCGTAAAATTTATTTGGATTCTCTCTTAATGTTTTTGGGATAGTTTCTTCAAGACACTGATTAAAATGATTATATTGCATCTGATAGATAGCATGCTTTTCATTAAAATATAAGTCTTGTAAGGGTAAAATATCGTCCTGAACGAGTTCCATTTATATATATATATAGTATCTATTTAAATAATTTAATAAAATATCAATTTTATTAAATTAATGGTTATAAAATTTGTTCCTCAATATTATTGAATTTTTTTGATAAGTTTTTTAAACTTTCTTGTAAAATATTTAACTCTTTTTGTTCATTAAAAAGATTTTCTAATTCTTCATCTAATATCTTATCAGTATCAGTATCTGTCAATTTATCTTTTGATACCATATAATCATCTCTAATAAATTTATCAATATCTTTATCTGATATATTATCAATTGTATTTTCTACTTGTTTATTTTTTTTATTACTCTTTGTCTCTAATTCAGACTTATCTAAATTATTAAATTTTTTTATATCATCTAAAATACTAGAACTTTTAAATTTTATATTTTTATTATTTTGAATTTGGTAAGGATCTGGCATTTTATCTAACATATTAATAAACATATTATTTAATGCTTCTGGACTTTTATTAAAAAAACCTACAAATTTAGGACTATTAAAATTATTTACATTTTTTTCCATATGATCATTTACCACGTCATAAAATAAATCTGAAAACATAGTAAGAACTTCATCAATAAAAATTTTATAAATATTATTTACTTTTTCATAACAATAAAATAAACTTTTAAATATAATATTATCATATTCATAAGATGCTAATTTATTATAAATATTTTTTGGTATTTGAAATACTTTTACCAATCTTTTATTAGTTCCCTTAACTTCATATGATAAAATTTTTCTTTTATAAAAATGTCTGATCATTAAACCAGAAAATATACATAAAAAAAAATAATAGAAATTTAAAAAATAAATAAAAGTAACTGCAGTTAAAAATTGATATAATTCCATTAACTTTTAATCAACAATATATGTTTAACCCCTTTTAAGAAATATACTTAAAGTTAATAATTAATTTATTTTTATATTATATAATGAATTTTTTTACTGTAATACATTTAGTTGCAAAAGATAAAGATAATAAATGGAAGTTATTAATCGGACTTGATGAATATTCTAAAGATGATAATATAATTAGGAAATGGGGTAGTTTTGGTGGAAAAAAAGAAGAAAATGAGACAATCAATGAATCTTTAGTTAGAGAATTTTATGAAGAAAGTATGGGTATTTTTGGGTCATTATCTGATTATAAAATTTTAATTAAAAAAAATAAAGTATCTGAAAGAAATGTTAATTATGGAAAATGGAAAGGGTTAGAAGTTATTTGTAAAATTAATTATGATGACTCAATTGCAGTTAAATATAATAATATTTACAATTTTTTAAAAAAAAATATTTTTGTAAAAAATACTGCTAATTCAAAACCTTTATACACTATAAAATCTAGCCCTGTTGGATTATTTGAAAAAGTTGAACTGAAATGGATTTCATTAGATAACTTTGATATTAGTAAATTAGAATTTGCTGATGAAATTTTAAAGAATGATATAAAATATATTAAAAGTATTTTATTTAATTGATATTAAATCTCTATTATTAAATAACATTAATTTAATTTCATCTTTAATTTTATTTAAAACTGTATCATTTTCTTTTTTCTCCAAATATCTATTAAATTTTTTCATAATATCTGGATATTGTTTACCATTTTCAAGCCACTCTTCAAGCTTCTGTTCTATAATTGACTCCTTTTCATCAATTAAATTCTGAATAGATTCTTCTCTGTCATTTAACATCCATTTATATCCGTTGTAAATCATTACATAATTATTCTTAAGATTTGAAATATAAATATTATGATTCTCTGGTTTCTTAGGATTAAAATGTATTTTTTCTATTAAATGAGGAATACAAAAATTAGAATGTTTTAAACATTTTAAATAATCATTATCTGTTAAATGTGATAAGTCAGTATTACTATGTGCTAGAATTTGAATGTTTTGTATATTATTCTGTGTTCCAATATTTATACCCGATTTTTTAATTAGTTCATCTATTTGTCTATCCTTCTTTTCTAACTGTTGGTTTAGTTTATCAACTAATTCTAATAAATACTTTTTTTCTTCGTCATCTGTTTGTTTGTCTTTACAACGTTTTAAATGTTTCGATAAATTACTACTTGTTGAATATGATTTTTTACAAAATTTACAGTTATATTTTTTATTTAATTTTTCTTTACTTAGAATCTCTTTATAATCTTCGCAAATATTAAAATGTTCAATTAAATCTTTGGAGTTATAAAAACATTTATTGCAATAATTACATTCAGATAAATCACCCAATTTTATATCAGGTTCATGAACTGGAACATCTTTTATTTTAAAATATTTTTTTATTGAATTTACAATAATATCTTTTATTTTTTCAACATCACCTTTATATATTTCTCTTTTTACATTATAATCTTCCAGATTTGATTTAATTTTATGATCAATTATTCTAATATCTTGACACGAAATATAATAGTATAATCGTGGTTCATAAGTATTTCCACATCTATAAGTTGATAATCTTTTTTGAATATTATTTGTTATACCTATTTTATAATGATCATTATTTATGTAATCAGTTTGAAGTATATAAACATCACCTGCATTATTATAATTTTTATATATATTTTTCCCAAATGTTTTTTTATCAAAATTATAAATATTATTAAATTCTTTCAACATTTTACAACTTTTTTTCAAATGATTTTCAAGATAATCTTTTCTTAAAAATTTTCTATTACAATATTTACAAATCAAATTATTATTTTCTTTTTCTATTTCTAAACTATCTGACTCACTATTTTCACAGGAACCTGAAGTGTTTTCAACGATTTTTGAAGATTTTTTACCGAAATTCACAGAAGGTTTAAAGGGATTTACCGATATTAACTTTTCATTTAAGTTATATTTTTTATATTCATCTTGTAGATCATTGTTAGATAATGTATTTTTACATATTACTTTACGTCCTAAATGTCGTATATAAATAGTTTTAATATGTGTATTATAGCCACAACGAGGACAATTATAATTAACCATATATTTCTATATACATTTTATATTTAAATATATTACGTGTATATACATTATTTTGTATATTATTGTATATTGACATAATTAACATCATAAAAGGTGTATAAATAATATACAATTTAATATACAATAAGTGCAACAAAACGTATATACAATGTATATTCTTGAGGGGGGGGGGGAATAATATTTTAAAAATTCTTTTTACAGAATTAAAAAAAAATAAAAATTGATTTTTAATTTTTTTTAATTTTATAAATTAGTTAAGTAAATATGTTAAAACAAATTATTTTGAATGAAGTAAAGCCAAATTGGAGGTTAATGTGGGAAAGTATATTAGATGAAAGTAGCGTAATTACTTTTTTAGAAAATAAGTATAAAAAGTATGAAAATACTGATAAAAGAATATTTCCAAATAAGGAAAACATTCTGGAAACATTTAAATATTTTGATTTACAAGATACAAAAGTTGTTTTTTTAGGACAAGATCCATATATTAATTCAATAATAGAAAATGATATTGAAACTCCACAAGCAACTGGATTGGCATTTTCGGTTCCTGAAAATTTCAAATTGCCACCTTCTTTAATAAATATTTTTAAAGAGCTAAATAATGAATTTGAAGATTATAAAATTCCTAAAAATGGTTCATTAATTAGATGGGTAAAAGAAGAAAATATATTACTGTTAAACACTGCATTGACAGTAAAAAAGGGTTTAAGTAATAGTCATCAAAAAAAATGGTGTAATATAACTGATGATATAATTAAATACATTTCAAAAAATAGTAATAATGTAATATTTTTATTATTAGGAAATAATGCTAAATCTAAAATTAAATATATTGATCAGAATAAACATAAGGTAATATCAGGAGTTCATCCATCTCCATTAAGTGCAAATAGGGGTTTTTTCGGTAGTAATATTTTTAAGACAGTAAATGAAGAGCTAGTAAAATTTGGTAAAAGTGAGATTCGTTGGTAATTTTATCCATAATAAAAAAAATATATTTTGATTTATAATGAATAGTGATGAAATGCAATTAAATAAAATTTTAGTTGAAGTTAATAATATCGAAAATTTATTTAATATAATTAATGACAACATAGATTATATTAACACGTGTCGTGATAAAATACAATATAATAAAGGAGTTAAAATAGATGATGTTAAATTTTACAATTCATTAGTTAACAATTGTTATCATTATTATAAATGTAACACAGACGTCAGATTAAATAAATTATCAAAAGACCTAAAAGAACATTTTAGAACATTAAAGTCAAATGATTACACAGGTGATATTTGTTTTAATAAAGAAATAATAAAAAAAATGTTTGAGGCATATAAGATTAAAAAGATAAATGAAAAAAAAAATGCACATAGTTATGCAAATGATGTTTATTGGATTAAAGATATATTATATGATGAGTTACAAGAATGGCCTACACAATTATATAGGTTATTAAAATATCATAAGTCTTTATTAAATCCTTTAAAAGAGGCATCTTTAATAGAGAGATATTTTTTTGAAAAGCCAAAGAATAGAGAAAATTTATCAAAAACATGTGGTATTTTAAAATTAGAAGCATCTAATAAAAAAACAATTTTAACAAAAAAAAAACCTGCAAAAAGTAAATTTTCATGTTTTGGATGTTTAAAATCAAATATTCCATTAGATGTAATTGATGAAAAAGATGAAACTATTTACAAATTAAATAAGCAATTAACATGTAAAGACATTGAAATTAGACGATTAAAAAAAGAATTAAAAGAATGTAAAAATAAATTAAAATTGGAACAAGAAATGAAAGATTCAGATCAAGAATCTATAGAGTCTAAATTAGATGAAAATTTAGACTTTGAAAAAGTTAATGAAGAAGTTGTTGAAGAAACTGATAATGTGGAAGTTTTTGAAGAAACTGATAATGAAGAAGTTGTTGAAGAAACAGATGAAGAAGTTATTGAAGAAGCTAATATACAATAGTTTTTTTTTAAATATAGTAAAATATTTAAAGTAAAATTTTATTATATATATAAATGGTTGATAAATCTGAAACTAAGACAGAAGTAAAAAAAAAAATAGAGTGGAGAGAACAAAATGAACAAATTTTAAAAAGTTGGGCTGATAAAGCTCAATGTTATCAAATGTTACATGATAGAGCACATAAGAGATATTGGTGTCTAAATGCTTGGTTTGCGATTCCTGTAATTATTTTCTCAACAATAACTGGAACTGGTAATTTTGCAGTAGAAAATATAGAACAAAGTTGGAGACAACAATTTTTATTTGGTGTTGGTGCAATTAATATATTATCAGCAATAATAACAACAATTGCACAATTTATAGGTGTTGCCCAAAAATCAGAGGGACATAGATTAGCATCAATTCATTGGGACAAGTTTTCTAGAAGAATTAAAATAGAATTATCTAAAGTAAGAACAGAGAGAGTAGATTGTAATAATTTTATGGAAACATGTCAATTAGAATTTGATAGATTGATTGAAACATCTCCTAATATTCCAACTGACGTAACTAGATGGTTTAGAAAGTTAATAAAAGAAGGGAATAGGGAGGAAGTAGGTGGTTGTCAATTATGTATATATGAATTTTGTTGCTTTCCATTTGGCATGGAATGTTGTAGTCAAAGTAACAGTTGTTTTTCATGTTTACCATATTGTAAAGTTAACAAATGTGAAAATGATGTAATAACTGGACTTGAAATGCCAGAAATAGTTGGTAGTATCAAACCTACTATTATAAATACTTCAAATGCGGAAAATGATAATGAATATGATATATATAATAAAAATGCGTCTATTGTATAATTATTTTTATTTTAAAATAAATTTAAATAAGAATAATTCAGTTTAATACAGTTGTTTCAAACATTTTTCCAGTTACTAGGTAAGGATCACAGTTTGAACTTGGTCTTCTGTCTTCAAAATAACCCTTACCATCTTTAACTGTTTGATTACCTCTTCTAATAGAAGCACCTCTATTAGCGACTCCATGTGAAAACGTATCATATGATGCAGTTTCGTGTGCACCAGTCATTCTTTGTTCGTTTCCACTTCCGTAAACTTCCATATGTTCCATATGTTTATGAGAAAGTTTTTCAATTGCTTCATTAATATATTCTAAACCAGATTTACCTTCGGTTCCTTCTCTCATATTTTTTGTGCTGTAATTAGTATGACATCCGGAACCATTCCAATCACCTTTGACTGGTTTTGGTTCTAAGTCAACGACTACGCCATGTTTTTCAGCAACTCTGTTTAGTAAATATCTTGCCATCCATAGATGGTCACCTTCTTCAATACCAACACATGGGCCGATTTGAAATTCCCATTGTCCTGGTGCGACTTCTGCATTTACGCCTGAAATTTTAATTCCAGCGTAAACACATGCTTCTAAATGTTCTTCGGCAATTTGTCTACCGAATGCATTTTGAGCTCCTGCACTACAATAATATTGACCTTGTGCATTTGGAAAACCATTTTGTGGGAATCCTAAAGGTTTATTTGTGTTTGGATCCATTAAAAAATATTCTTGCTCTAAGCCATACCATGGCTCTTCATCTAAAGCTTGATCGAATAAAGCTTTAGCCCATTGTCTATGGTTATTTTCTACTGGAGTTCCATCAGGTCTATAAGTATCACATAAAACCATTTTGTGATGTCCACGTCTGAATGGATCGTTAAATAAGGCGCATGGTCTAATTAATACTTCAGAATCTTCACCGGCCGCCTGATTTGTTGAACTGCCGTCATAGTTCCATTCAGATAAATCTGATACAGAGTTTACTTCTCCGTTCATGACTTTTGTTTTGGATCGGAGGCTATTTTTTCCTCCAATCCATACATATTCTACTAGTGTTTTCATATTAATATAATAATATATATTTTAATGTTAAAGTTGTTTAAAAAACCTAATAATTTAAAGAAATCAAATTGAAAAATAAATAGTATATCTTTAAATATAATATTTTCTAAATAAAAATTAAATTGAAAATAAAATATTTAAAGATATACTATCTATTTATATTGCTTAAATGGAAATACTAAATGACATAAATAAAATCGATATTAATAGTGATGATATATGGAACTTGATTGATTCTTTAGAAATACAAGATAATAATACCAAAAAAATAGAAGTAGAGACTTGTAGTAGTTGCAAGTCTGACAATTTATATACTGATGTAACAGATGGTATTATTGTATGTTCAGATTGTGGGTTGAAAATACGCGATATTTTAGATAGAAGCCCGGATTGGAATAGTATAAATAGTTCAAATGATCATAATAGTAGGTGTGGTTGTCCAACGAATTACTTCTATCCACAATCGTCACTTGGAACAAAAGTATCTAATGGTAGATATAGTAGAATATCAATATTAGAGAAATGGAGTCAAATGCCTTACAAAGAAAGAAGTAGATATGAGGTATTAAAATATATTGAAACTAAATGTAATAAATTTAATGTAAATCAGCCAATTATAGATAATGCTAAAAATTTATTTAATCAATTATCTAAGATAACAACTCCATCTAAAGATAATAAAAAGAAAAGTATAATTATTAGAGGTTTGAATAGAAAAAGTATAATAGCAGCATGTGTATATAATGGAGCTAATTTACAAGGTAAACCAAGAACACCTAAAGAAATAGCTGAAATATTTGGAATTACTGAAAAACAGGTAACAAAAGGAAATAGGAAATTTAGAGATATAATGACTAAAGAGAAAATTGTAAAAAATTTAAAAGCTACTCAGTCATCAGAATATATAGATAGGAAAGAATATATTAAGTTGTTAAAATTAGAAAAATTTCAGATAGAGATAGCTAAAAAGATAGCAAAAAACGTAAAGAGATTAGATATTGCAACGGATCATCAACCTGCATCTTTAGCAGCAGGTAGTGTAATGTTAATGGCAAATATATTAAATTTAAATTTAAGTAAAAAGAAAATATCGGAAACTTTTAAAATTTCTCAGGTTACAATTATTAAGACATTCAGAAAAATTTATCCTTATAGAAAGGTTTTAATTAGTAATGAAGCTACTGAAAAGATTCTAAAATTAGCAAAAAAACCAATTATAACTTCAGAAGATTCTGAAACTGATAATATCTTAAAAGAAGTAGAAGAAATAGCAGAGGAAGAAGATGATGATGAAGATGATGATGAAGATGATGATATTTCAATTGAAAATGTAGTTTTTAAAAAAGGTACTAATAATTTGATAAGTAAGTATATTTAAATTTTAGGTAATTTTACATTATTAAAAGATAATATAAAATATTCCCAATTCTTTGGGATGCTGTATTTTTTTTGTATTTTTTTAAAAAAATTTTTATCTTTTTTGAACAATTTTGTAGGAAGTAAAGGTTTATAAATTGTATCGAATTCATATATTACATTTTGAATTAATGGTCTATCGATATGATTTTTTGTAATCATTTTTTTTATTAAATTATCTAATTTTGAGTTATTAAATTTAATAATTTTTTTGGAATGCATTACATTATAATATAATGATCCTAAATTAGTGCCATTATATGGTAGTTTATTTTTATAAATTTCACAAAATAAACATCCTAAAGAATATATATCAGTTTGATAAGTATATTGTTTACCTTCAATAATTTCAGGGCTTATATAATATGGAGTTCCTATAGCTGTTTTTCCAAAATATTCAAATTCAGGTAAAATACAACAAGTTCCAAAATCAGCTAAATAAATTTTTCCATCAGCAACTAAAATATTTTCACTTTTAATATCACGGTGTATTACTTTATTATAATGTAAATATTGAACTGCTAACAAAATTTGTCTAATAATATTATTTTTTTGATATACAGTTAATGTTTTACGTTTTAAATAATGTCTTAAAGTTCCTTCTTTAAAATACTTCATTCTTAAATATATTTTATTATTCTTAAATAGTATTTTATCATATTTATTAATGTATTGGCAATTATGATAAAATCCAATGATAATTTCATTAATTAACATTTGTTTTTCTTTATCATTTTTCATATCATTCAAATTCAATTCTTTCATTGCATAATAATAATTATCTTTCTTTACTAATAAAATATTACCATAAGAACCCGTACCAATATTTTTTATAAATTGGTAACTATTCATTTACTTTAAATAATATATTATTATTTAAAATTAAATTTAATTTAAAATTAATGCATGTGGAACTATATCTTCGATTGTTTTAATAACAATTATTTTTAAGTTGTCAAACAACTTAGGATCTTCTTTCTTTATCCTTTCATAATCATTTTCGTTCTCAACTGAAATAAAAATTTTATTAACACCAGCTTTCTTAGCTCCATTAATTTTATATTCTAAACCACCAATTTTTGTTACATTACCTAATAAATCAATTTCTCCTGTCATTGCAACTTCATTATCAATGGGTTTCTCTAAAATTCTGGATATGAATGCTGTTGTAAAAGCACATCCAGCCGATGGTCCATCTTTAGGTGTTGCACCATTTGGTGCATGAATATGAAACCCTGATTTCCACTTCTCTTCAATATATTTCTTAACGTCTTTAATTCCATATTTTTCTTTGTTTTTATATATATAATCAATTGCACATGTTAGAGAACATTGAACACTTTCTTTCATAACATCTCCTTGCGATCCTGTAAGTCTTAAGGAGAAAGGAGATTCATTATTAAAGAAATTAGAAAATATTTGGATTGGAACAATTCCACCACCTCCATTTGTAGTAGCATATAAACCATTAATTACTCCAATAGTTGGTTTTTCATGAACTTTTTGAATTTCCATATTAGGTTTTTCTAAAATTTCTTCTATTAAATCAATTGTAATTTTAATATTGTTACTATTATCTTTGAATAGATTTCTTTGATATAACCTGTCAACATTTAAATTTAATAATATATATTCTATTTTTCTTTTAAGATTTCTAACACCTGCCTCAAATGTATATTTATCAATTAAATATTTTATTGTATTATCATCTATGTCAAATTTAATATCATTTAATCCAATTATTTTTGATACCTCATTAAACATAAAGTTTTTAAAAATTTCTAACTTATCATTTACAGAATATGGTTTAATATCTATTTCTTTAAAACGATCTAATAAAATAGGGTCAATTAATGAAGAGTCATTATATGAAAATATCATAATAACTTTATCTAAAGGAAAGTCAACTCCTTGAAAGAATCTATCTTGGAAACATTTGTTCATATTTGGGTCAGTCAAATGAATTAAAATACTAGAAATTTCGTTAGATCCATGTTTAGCACATGCTTTATCCAATTCATCAAAATACAATATACATCTACTCTTACCAGTTTCTATCATTTTTTTAACAATCATACCCGGTTGTGAACCTGAATAAGTATATCCATGACCATGTAATAACTCACCATCATTTTGTCCACCTAATGTAATTTGAGCAAATGGTATTTTCATTGCTTCACTAATACTTTTAGCTAGAAGAGTTTTTCCTACTCCTGGAGGTCCTACTAAAGAAATTACACTTCCACCACTGGTAGGGTTAGTTATCCACTTTCCAATAATTTGTAATAATGACTTCTTTGCTTCTCTATGACCAAATGTTAGCTTTTTTAAATCATTTTCAATATTTGAAATGTAAAATTTTCTTTTGCTAACATCTTTGTTTAGCTCATGAAATATTATATTGTCATTTGGAGAAGACCATGGGAATTTTAAAAGAGTTTTTACATATTGTAATTGTTTATAATACTCATTATTTGATGATTTCATTTCTTCTACCTTTTCTAAAGCTAAAGACTTTACAGTTAATGGCATGTTTTTTACTGACAAAATTTGTTTTTTGAAATCAATATCATCCATAGACATACTTTGTATTTTTTTAAGTTCATCTTTCATATTAGAGATAGTTTTCTTTAATTTAATTTGGCATACATAATTTAAATTTTTATAAATAAGATCATATATTAAATTTGAGTTAATTTTTTTATCTTTTGTAATTTCAAATAATAAACCAGCTACATTAATATTTTCTTCATTTCCTAATAATAATAATCTAATAGTAGTATACATGTCAGTTATGGTATTATTTTTTTTTATAAAATCTTTCATAATGTTCATAAATGATTTCCCTATTAAATCCATATATTTGTCATAATTGTTATCAATAAATGTTATAAAATCATCATCATGATATGAGAGAATTTCATGCACTGTTAATGTTCTGAAAAATGATTTTGAGAATTTTCTTGTAGCTCTACATTTTTCTAATTTAGATTCTAAATTCTTTTTTTTATAATATAAAAATTTATTAGATATTTGGCAAGTTTTAATATATAGGTTAATAGAATCAGGATTGAAAATACCTTCTACAATTATTGTTTGGTTATTATACTTAATTTCTATACATACTATTCTTTTTAATAATTCATCACAATTATTTTCTTTGACATAAATATTAATATTTTCATAATATGAGCAAAAGTTATCATCATTTTCTGAATCATTTAAATTATTCAAAGAATCATTTTGTTTTTTTTGAAAAGGAATATTGCTTGTGGTAAATTTCAAAGGTATAAATACTTGATTTATAAATTTTAAAAATATATTAGTATCTTTTTTAAATAACATATTATAATTTAACTTTAAAAGTATTTCTAAAATATTATAAATATTAATATTTCCATATTCTTTTGATAAATCTATAATATCTTTTCTTTTAAAATCTAATGGATATAATAGATTATTTATATCTTCATTAAAATCTAAGTTGTATAAATTTTTTAAATATATTCTAAGTTTATGAAATGTACTATCATCATCATCACAAATATTGAAATCAATATACTTATCTAAAATTTTTTTATAAGTATCAATTTTATTTATTATAAAATTATTATATTCTGAATTTAATTGTTTTACTAATTCATATATTTTACCTATACGAATATTTCTATCATATAATGATATAATATTCATTTCATAACAGTTATTTAAATGATTCTGTAGAGAAGTTAGATATGTAGATAAAAATTTATAATTCTTCTGTATATTAAATATTATAAATTTACTTTTAAATTCATAATTGTTATCCATAATATATATATTATATTTAATTTTTAAATATGAATTGGGTTTAAATTTTAAAAAATATATATAAATCAACTATATAATAAATGTCTGAAGAAGGAAAAAGATCTAGATCATTTAAAGTTAAAATTGGAGAAGAGAAAGCATACGGAAGATATGTAGGTGATTCTCCTTATCAAGCAGCTAACAAAGCATTATCTGAATTAATCAGAAAAAAGAAAAAAGATGGAAAGTCAGTAGCAGGAAAAATTAACTTTAGTCTAATTGAATCAACTAAAGGAAGTAAACACAAACAACATGAATATGTTGGAAAGAGAGTTGCATTAAAAACCCCTATCTCTTACCAAACTAAAGATGGAGTTGAAGTAACTAAAAAATACAAAAATGAACTTAAAAAAGTTAAGAAAGGTGAAAAGAAATAAATAAATATATAGAATTGTTCAAAAATTAAAATGTTTAATTATATTATATATGGATTTACTTAAAAAAGTAGAAGATTTTGAATTAATCCCAGACAGGTTTTTCGATAAAATTGCAGGTATGCCAACATTCTTTACATTAATTGTAATTTTTCAAGGATGTTTCGGTGGAATGGGAGTTGTGCAAACTCCAGAAAGATTAGCTAAAGCAGTTGATCATCCAGTAATGAGAGCTTTATTTGTTGCTGCTATTGCATACACAGCAACATCCGACATTGAAACAGCAGTATTCTGCACAGCAGTTTTCTTTGTCTTTTTACACTTTATGAGAACTGAAGAAGAAAGAAAACAAGTTCCAACATTACTTTAAATTAATTAAAATATTATTAATAAATTTTTTAATTAATTTGCACATTAAATTGTTGACAAATATCAAATAGTAAATCGAATATTTCTAAGGAATTAAGGTTGTAAAATTTTGTAATATCATATTCAATATTATTTTTAGACAGTAAATTTTGTATTGTATTTAAATTTCCATATGTATTTATTAATTCATTATCTTCATTAAAATATGTATTTAATATATTTTTAATTTCATTTATATTCATTTCAAGTAATTCCTCATCTAATATAATTGATTCTAATTTATAAGATTTATTTTGTAAAAATGATATTGCGTTCTTTTTAGAATATTTACTAATATTATTTAATTTACTTATTTTACTAATATTATTACTAATCATATTATTAAGTTTATCATTTAAATTTTTGGACAAGAACTCAACTTCTGAATTAAAATTATTATCATTTACAATATCCTTATTTTTTTCATTATCATAAAATTGAGTTAACATTGGATATTTTTTATTATTTATTTTTAACAATTTTTTGATTTTTTGAATTAATTCAATATAATCATCGTTGCTTAAATCATATCTTTTAATGTAAGGTATGATTTCATTCATTTTTATTTTTAGTTGGTCTATATGTTTTATTAACATATTTTTATCATCTTCATTTAGATTGATAAATTCATTATTAGAATTAAATTCCAAATTATGTAAATCTAATTTTAATTTATTAAATTTTTTGAATAGTTTACATTTTAAAGTATCAATTTCATCATATTTATTTCCATCTAGAATCATTTCATTTATTGTCTTTTCATCATATAAAATATCTTCTTTTTTGATAATAATTTTATTTGTATTACTAGTATTTTTTTCAAATGCAGTAACTTCAATCATACAATTGCTATCAACTTTAATCTCTACACATATTAAATTCTTACCTCTACTTTTCTTTTGTAAATTACATAATTTAAAGTTACCTATTAAAATGTTATCTTTTACTAAACTTCTTTCTCCTTGATAAATCCTAATTTCTACTGACTCTTGATTATCTTCCTCATTAGTAAATATTTTTGTATGTTTAAAGGGTAATTTAGCATTCTTTTTTATAATTTTAGTCATTAAGCCGTTATCTGATTCAATGCCCACAGATAAAGGCAAAACATCTACTAACGCTATATTTTGTGAAAATTTATCAGTAGGATTTTTCAAAATAAAACCCTGAATTGCTGCACCAATTGAAACAACTAAATCTGGATCTAAATTTGATACAACTTTATTCTTTGAAAAATAAACTTCTACAAAATTTGTAATTTCTTTCATTTTAGTGGATCCTCCCACTAAAACAACATAATTTATATCTTCAGAATTTAAATTAGAAGAAGCTAAAATTTTAGCTAAATGCTCAGTTACTCTTTCAAAAAGATTATTAAATAATTTTGACAATTCATTTCTTTTCTTACTATAAATTAAATCTAATTTAATATTCTTATCTTCATCAATATAAAAGTTATTAATCATAATTCTATCAATTTGATTACACTTAAATTTTTCACATTGGCTTTTCAGCTCAATAACATTTTTTTCTAAAATTTCATAATTTAAATCAAATAATTTTGAATACTTACTTTTAAACTCACATAAAACATCATTTAATATAACTTTCGTAAAATCTTCTCCTCCTAATAAATTATCGCCTTCAGTTGATAAAACTTCATATATTCCCTCATCAATATTTAATATTGATAAATCAAAAGTTCCTCCTCCTAAATCAAATACTAAAATATTAACATCATCATGTAGATTCAGTCCATATGCTAAAGATGCAGCAGTAGGTTCATTAATTACCCTCAAACAATTTAAGTTTGCTAATTTTGTAGATAAAACAATTGAATCTCTTTGAATTTGATTAAAGTGAGCAGGAATAGTTATTACAATATCTTTTATTTCTGAATTTAATTGTCTATTTGCTTTTTGAACAATAAATTTTAATATTAGAGAATTTAGTTCCTCAAGAGTATAAAATTTTTTTTCAAATTTATTATATATCTTAATTTTATTTTCAACTATATTGTAATCAAAATTTAAATCTGATAAAAAGTTTATTATATTTATATTTTCTAAATTTTGACCAATAAATCTTTTAATATTTTTAATAGAATTTTTTATATTATAATTGGTATTACAAATAATTTTTCCTTTATCAGAAAATTCAATAACACTTGGAAATAAATTTGATCCATTATTTTTTATTAATGTATATTTCATACCATTCCAAATACTAGCAACACTATTAGTAGTACCAAGATCGATACCTAATATTAAATCAGCCATTAATTAATAAACATAAAATAAATGAATATTAATTACGAATTAATTACTGTATTCTTCAATATATTTATCATTATTTTTTATAGGATAAATAATACTATTTAAGTTATCACTATCAAAATCATCAGAAGTAATAAATAAACTAGGGTCAAATTCTAACACTTCCATTTGTTTTGACTTCAATGAATAATTTATTTTTAAACTAATATTATTTCTTTTAAAAATATTCTTAAAGTCATTATCTGAATAGTTATCAATAAAATTTAGTAAATTTTTTATCATATTTATTTTTTGTTTTAATTTAGAAAAACTAGCTTCTATATTTTCTATACAATTACAATCTTTACTATATTTTTTAAATATTTTCATACCAAATGTTTTAACATATACTTCCTTTAAAGAATTAAGTTTTTCTTTTATTAGAACCTTACTTATTATATCATTATCTGCAAAAATATTAATATTAAGTTTCGCACAGTTAGTTAAAAATAATTTTATATTATCATTATCATTTATAATACTTATAATATTACTTCTAAAATTACTATTTAAATTATCTAAATAATTATTTAGCATATTTATAATTAGAACTTATAATATTTATTTAAATATTATCTAACTTATTTAATTGATATAATATTATATAAGGAGCTAATATATTTATAAGGTTTTTAAATTCTTTATTTTCTTCTATTCGATTTTCGACTTCTAAATCTAAATCTATATCATTTTCATTATTAATTTCAAAATTATCTAATAATTCTTCTATTTCATTTAATTTATTATTTAAATCATCATATAAAATTAATTTTTTTTTAAAATTACCATTAAATAAATTGTTAATTTTTACATATCTAGCACTTATACTTTCTATTTTTTCTTTAGCTTCATTTGTTAGCTTATCCATATTTTATAAAATAATTTTTATATTTATAAAATACGTAATTACTTAAATTTTAACAATTTAAACTTTGATAATATTATCATACTAATTGGAACACAAACATATTCACCGTATTTTTCTAAAGCATATTTTTTAAATTCTTTAATTTTATTTTCATCTAAATCCATATTTGTTAGCTTCATCATTTCTTTTTTTGATAGATGATTAATATTTAGAAATGTAGGAACATGTGTATTAAAAATTTTGCAATTAAAATTTAAATTTTCTTTGAATTCATTGTCAGATATAAAATTTAATTTAAAAAATTCTCTTGTTTCCATTACAAATTTATCATTTCTACATGTTACAATCAATATTTTACCATCATGACTTAAGAATTCAAATGCTTTCTTTACAAAAGAAGTAATATCTTCATCTAAATTAAAATTTGTAAAAAATATAATTAAATCATATGAAGTATAGGGATCCAATTCATAATCAAAAATATCATTATAACTTATTTTAAAGTTAAATTTACCAAATAATGTATCTACGCTATTCTTATAACAGTCATAATCTGACTGAACAATATAATACTTTTCACATTTTTTAAAGTATTTAGAAACTTCTAAATCTAATTCAGAACTTTCACTATCAATACTTAATATATTTTTAACGTTATCTTTAATACTTTTTGGAAAATGTTTTAACCAATTTTTTATTATTTCATCTTTTGAGTGTATAAAATTTACGTCAATATCATCATAGAACATAATACTTTAAATATAAATTTTTTGAAATATAAACTTAATCTAATAACCCGTCAGATAAGAGAGAATCTAAAATAGAATTAAATTTATCCCTATCTTTTTGTAATTCCTTTTCAGTAATTTTGAATTCAGATTCAAAACTATCTTTAATATCCTTAAAATCCTCCACATATACATCTTCGTTCATATTAATATTTTTAAGTTCGAACTGATCCTTAATTTTACTTTTATTAACTTTATCTTTTATTTTTATATTTCTTTCATTTAATAACGATTTATAATCAGCTTCTATATTTTTATTTTCATTATTAGTAACAATTACTAAATCTTCACTTGTTTTTACTTTTTTTGAATTATCATTAATAATTAGTTTATAAGGAACATTTTTTAACTCATACTTATTATTATTTCTTGTATTTAAATTTTCATTAAATGTATTTAAAACATCTGGATTAAATTTATTTGAAAACATTAGTAAATATATTAAAAAAAAATAAAAGTCTAAACTTAAAGATATAAAAATATTACTTCCTATGGATTTTTATAATATTCTTGAAGTAGATCATTGTGCTTCTTATACTGAAATAAAAAAGTCTTATAGACGCTTGGCAAAAAAATACCATCCTGATAAAAATAATGGATTTTGTGATGACGTAAAGATAAAAAATATAAATTTAGCTTATGAAATATTATCTGATGAAAAACTTAAAAGAGATTATGATAAAACCTTATATAAAAATGATAAACCATATGATTTAATTCAAAATATAATAAAAAAAAATAGGCTTGAAATAATTAATCATCTTTTCGATTATATTTATGATGACAAGAGTAACCTAAAAAAGGATATAAATGAAATGAATGTCAAAAATATGTTTGAAAAAATAAGAAGTAAGGTGAATTTAGATATTAGAAGTGAAATTAAAATAGAATTAAGTGATATATATTTTAACAAAAAAATAAATTTAGATATAAAGAGGAGTATTAACAAAATATTATTAAGTTATTCAATGGATATAAATATAGATATTTATGATGCGGAGTTATTATATGATAATTTAGGAGACGAAGTATTATTTATGAAAGGAGATTTGATATTAATTCCAAAAATAATTTACAATGATAAAATATTTTGTATATTAGATAATTACAATCTATTAGTTAATATTGATAATTTAAATTATATGATGTTTGATAAAATAAATTTATTAAACTTGAATAGAGATATATATTTTGCAAATGATGAAGTCACAATTTTTATTGTAAAAGAATATGGGTTTTTAAATGAAAAAACTAACAAAAATGGCGATTTATTTATTAAAATAAATAATATATATATATGAATAGTTCTTTGTTAAAAAGAATAATTACGTCAGAGTATGTAATAAAAAAGAATAATTTAGAACTTGATATAGATTTAGATATAATCAATGAAATAAATAAGTTAACTACCTTAGAAAGAAATAAATATACAATAGAGAAAAAAATAATAAATATATCTAATTATGATGACAAAATTTTAAAAATGCATGGAATAAGAATGAAAGATATTCTTAATAAAAATAAAAATATAACTACTTTAATTGATACGTCATTTTATGGCAATAATTTATTATCATCATTCATATCAACAAGAATAATTCGTGATATAATAAATAAATCAAATATAAAGACGATATTAAAATGTAAAAATAGAGAAATAGTAATTTTCTCTAAAAAAAATATAGATGACAATTTTATAAAAAAAATAGATTCAATATTTAACTTTTTTGATATGATTACAAAGAAAAGTAATTATTATAAATTAGAATTATTTTTGTCAAATAAAAAAAAATATATTAATAAAAATTTAAATTCATTAGACCCAGATAATATTAATTCAGGAGCAACGTTACCAGGTCATTTTATTTATATTTTTAGAAAAGAAGAATTAGTAAAAGTATTATTTCATGAATTAGTTCATTATCTAGATTTAGATATGAGAGATTATCAGGATAAATTTAAATTTTTGTATTCTAAAATAAATTTGAAAGCACCCTTTATAAATCCAAACGAGGCATACACTGAGATAATAGCTTTATTACTTATGAATATTTGGGAATTTAAATATAAAGAAATTGATATAGATATTAACTTATATGTTAGTAAAAAATTAACATTAGAACTAGGATGGTCATATTATCAAATATGTAAAATATTAAATTATTTTGCTTGCTACAAAACTTATGAAGAGTTATTTTCTGATAATTGTGAGTTTAGACAAAATTCAAATGTGTTATCTTATTTTATTTTAAAAACTTATTTCCTTCAATTCTTAAACTTAGTTTTAAAAGATTTTACTTTAGATAATCTATTTTTCAATAAAAGTAAGGCAGAATTTATATATAAAAATACTGATTTGCTAGATCATAACTTTTCAAAAAATATAAATACAATATTGAGTAGATATAATGACGATAGTAAAAATTTTGACATTTATTCTATGAGAATGTCATGTACTGGATAAAAAAATTGACATTTAATAATATTTTAATCCATAAAATTATTATTATAATAATAATTATAAATGGGAATTAAACGCCTAAATAATTTTTTAGATAATAATGATGCATTAAAATATCATAATAACATTGGTGACTTTATAAGAAGTTTCAAAAATGATGGTTATCAATGTTTTAATACTAGAAATAACCCTTTTGTAATTGGAATTGATTTAATGTTATATGCACATAAGTATGAATATTCATGTGATTCGATTTATCCTGGTTTCTTGAATCAGATTTTAAATTTTATGTCAAATCAGATTATTCCAATTTATATAATTGATGGAACTGCACCAATAGAAAAGGCTGATATAATTAATTCTAGAAATCAAAAAAAAGAGAAAATTAATGAAAAAATTATCAATTTAAAAAATCAATTAAATGATGTTGTATTAAATGAAAAGGAAAAAAACAAAATTTTAAAACAATTAAAGAAATTAAATAAAAGTAATATTAATATTACATCTGAACATATTAGTAATCTAATGACAATGTTTGATATTTTTCATATTCCATACATTAGAGCTACTGGAGAGGCAGATAATATGATTGGAACATTATATAAAAAAAATGTAATAGATGCCTGTTTATCTGAAGATATGGATATTTTAGTATTTGGATGTAAAAAAATGATTAAATTTAAATCTAATAAAATAATTGAATATGATTTAGATTATATTTTAAATAAGTTACATATAGGATATAAAAATTTTGTAGAATTATGTATTTTATTTGGATGTGATTATTTAAAACCTTTATTAAGAGATAAGCCAGATATAATTTATAATAATTATAAAAATCAAAATAATATTGAAAATTTATTCAATAACTTAAATTTAAAAAATGAAATAGTTATAAAATATCTTGAAGATTTCAAAAAAACAAAAGATATTTTTATGAATTCATCAAATGAAGATTTACCATATTTAAAAACGGACTTGAAACAAATTGACATTGAAGAATTACATCAATTTATTGATAATACTTGTAATTATAATTTTACTAACAATATCAAATATCAAATATCACATATAAACTATCTTATTAAGAATAGAAAATTTACAAATATTATAATAAAATAACTTTATTTTATAAAAATTATAAAATAAAATTTATCTATGTTCCCAATACTTATCTCCATAATCACCGTATAATTCCTCACCTTTATTTATGTCATTTATAGTCCATATGACTTTCATATACTTTAAAGTTACACTTATAAGCATCTATATCTTCAAAAGTATCCCATATGTAAAAGCATTACTTTCTTTCAATTCTCCTATATAATTTCTTAAATGTGTATTTTTGGAAATTCTACATTTTTTTAAATTAAATTTATTATTATAAATATATTTTACTTTTAGTGGAAAATATTCATATGAAATTTTCTATTTTATCCGTTTCTCATTTATATAATAAAATATTAAAAGTATGATATTAATTTTAATATAAAAAATTTAGACTCTATAATTTAAAGATTTTGGGAAGCGGTTGAGGACTTTTTCCCTCGTTTTCCTTTTCCCTTAGAACTTTTTGATTTAGATGCTTTCTTTCCTTTACCTTTAGTTTGAACTTTAACTTCTACATCAGAAGCTTCAGATTCTGAAACATCAGAAGCAGATGTCACAGATGATACTGAACCGTCATCAGCTGTTGTTTCAAAACTTCGGTCATATAGACGTTTCATGTATGTTTGGAAGTTATTGAAATGAAGTTCATCTCCATCATTTAGATGGAATAGTTTCCTGATAGTTTGATCTGGAAAAATTCTTCGTTTATCCTTTGGATCTTGAAGACTATTTTCTTTCACATAGTCATATACCATTTTAGTTAGCATTGTTCGTGGTAGTTCTTGATCTGCAGAACATCCCCATGGTTGTTCACAGAATTCTACTGGAACTGGTTGTTTGGCATTGAATCCACTTGGATCACGTTTTTCACCAGAGTTTTTAGAACTTTTCTTTCTCTTAGAAGCTTCTTTGACTTCAACTTTATGAGATCGTTCAAGCTCTTTGTAAAGATGTTTAACAGCTCGTTGAGCTAGGACAAGTTCTTGATTTTTTTCATCAATATCAGCTAGAATCTCTTTTACAGTTCTAGTTGTAGTAGCAGTGCTTTTTTCCATATTACTATTAGTATCCGACATATTTTTAAGTATTTTAATATTGAACCATATTTCAAGACCTATATATATCAATTTTTTTTAAGTATATATAAACCATGATATATATATATATCGTTAAATTTATGGATTGTAAAAAGGCACATTTTGATGTATGAAGTAAAAAACATGAGCTTAGTAGTAATCTAAAATACATATTTTCATCAAATAGGATATAATGCAATTACATTTTTACTTAGTTGATTCCATAAAATAACTTTTGAAAACATAAAGAAGGCTGTGATTGCAATAAAATTACTAGATTTATAGAAAAAAATAATTTTAAATATATTGAAGGGTTATTTCATCAAGTTTTTTATAAAAATGAAATAGTTAAAAATTAATATTTAATTAATTTAAAGGGATTAGGATTATATATATATATGAGTTCTGATTCAAGTAAGTTATTATCTAAAGAAGAGGTTTTATTAGATTCATTACATGAATTTTATAAAAATAAGAACAATATTGAAAAAATTTTACCAATAGTTACTGGCAATAGTGAGATTTCGTTAAGGGTATTAGATTATTTTGTTACAAATTACTCAAAATACAACGATGTCAAAATAAAGAAGAAAAATAATATTAATTATAATGTTTATCAAGATTATAAAAATAAACTAAAGTCATATAATAAGCGTTTTTTTGATCCTTTTTGTAGAATTAATAAGAAAAATAGCACTAATAAAATAGCGTTTAAATATGATAATGATAAATATATAGTAACAACAATAGGTCAATTAAATTTTTTTAGATGGGCTATTAGAAACAAAATAATAGATTATGTGATAGAAGATCATAATAAAATTAATCAAGAAATGAATAGAATAAATAATTCAAAAAAAAAATATAAATTGAATAGCTCTTTAGATAAAAATCCTAAAAAAGAATATGTAATAAATACAACAGTTAATTTTGGAAATACAAAAAGAAGATATAGAGTAAAAGCAACAGATCTTAACGATGAAAAATTTAATATTACAAAATTAGAGTTTGAAAAATAATATATGTAAATATATATATGAAGTATATTTATGTGATATTACTTATACTAGTATTATTTATTTTAGTCTTTTTAATTACTGAAGATAAATGTGCTGTAGAAAACTTTACTCAATTTAATGACGATAAATATATTTGCGATGATGCTAATGCAAATAATACATATACTGGAGATACTGATAATAAAATTGTAAATAATAGTTTTTGCACTTATGACTATGAGACTGTTTGTAATAGACCATTTGCAAGTAATTACGATGAATTGACCACATCAATGCCATCAAATGATATATCTGTTTGTGGAGATGATAAATTTAAAGAAAATGGTAATTATATTGATGTTTATCAATATGAATTGGATGAAAATGGAGAATTTAAGTTAGATGATGACAGTAATAAAATTAAAATTAAATTAAAAAAATCTGAAGTAAGTGGTAATCCTTTAATGTATTTTGATAGGGAAGTTGTAATTGACAGCAATGACGAGTTAAGATATAAAGATGGAACTTTTGTTTTTAAGCAAACAAATAAAATAGATAATTCAAAATGTAAAACAATTAATAACAAAATATGTAGATTTCCAATGTCAAATTCAAATGTAAATTCATTGTATGGAATATCATCTAATGAAGATGAATTTAAATCACTGGTTAATAATTCAGGAGAGCTAATGCCTGGAAATATGCTTACTCAAGGTGCATTATATAATGACGCTACAAAAAAGATAAGACAAGATAAAAAAATGTTATTTAAAGAACTATTTTTCGATTCAGATACTATAGAAGGGAATGGATTAAACTTATGGGATAATAATGGTTTTATAGACATGACATTATTAACATCTCCTGATAATATTTTATCAAAAAAGTATACAGTAAAAGATGAGTCAGATAATGAATCTAGTGCAGATGTGTTAAGTGCATATGTAGATAATTTTGGAAATATCGTTAACAGAAAGGGTTATAATTTAGAAGGAATTCCTAGAAATTATTATGAATTAGTAAAATTAGCTAATAGCAAAGGATATAGTGTTGCATTAGCGGTTAATAAAAATGCAAATAAGTATGCATGTGGAATAGGAAAAACAAAAGCAAGCGCATGTGATATTGCTTTAGCTAGATGTAAAACATTTATTGGCTTAGAAAAAATAGAAGAATTATTTAAAAATCAAAAAGCAAACTTAGTAACTGAATTAAAAAGAAGAAAGTCACTTTATCCAATAAAGTCATTAGTTGGAAATATAGTTGATACTGAAATAAATATAGATCCAGATAGTAAATTTTTGACATATACATATTTAGATGAAACTCAAAAGACTAATCATATGTCAGTCTTGCAAAAATATTTAAATGATTCAGATGAGATTTCATTAGCAGTAATGTTCTATAGAAGTTTATCTCATAAGGAATTATACAATATATTTAAAAATAAAAACTTAACATCAGATGAAATTAATAGTGTTGAACAAAAGTCAAATAATATTCCATCATTAAATACAATTTTAAAATATATTGTGAATAAAAGTATAGAAGAAGATACAAATAATGAAAGTGGTATTTTAATGATTGATAATGAAAGATATATAAATTATAATAATGATGCAACAAATGTAGTTCAACATTGTTCATTACCAGAAGTTCAAAATATTTGTAATGGAAAAGAAAAATGTAATGAAGCTGCGGTTATTGGATTAAATCAAGAAAATAAATGTATATTATTGCAAGATTTTAAATTAACATTTCCTGATTGGGATAAGTACGAGTTATTAGCGGAGCAAGATTTGGATAATGATAAATGGATAAATGAAAAGAATGAAATAAATAATAATAATAAAATAAATTTAGCTAATGAGTTAATGAATAAATGTAAAATGTTAGGATCTGAATGTGTTATGTACAAAATTAATGGAGAAACATATTCCTACAACACATTATTTTCTTAATTTAATATATATAGAATGTCACCTCAATCTAGCGAAAGAATTATTAAAACATATCCTGAATTATCAGCTTTTCAAGTAGAATATGAAGGACAAGTATTTGATTGCAATAGATGCATGGGAAAAGGTAAATGTTGTGGAGCGCAAAATGACCAGTTTAATTATTATTTAGCATGTCAAAAATGTAGATGTCAAAATTTGCATAATGTATTAGATAATTCAAGAGAAAAAAATCCAAAAGTTAAACAAACTAATTGTGATGACTGTGATGATACACAATTTAATGCTCAATATTGTGAAAATGTAGGACATCTAAACAATAATTTAAAAGCTAACATTACAGATTGTAGTAATAATTTTTTAAATCTTGGTAAAAATTCTCAAATTACAGACGTAGAATTAAGATCTGAATGTAATGTCGGAGGAGAAAGTAGTGTAGATGTTGTAACTCCACAAGGTGCAACACAAAATTCATCACCATTAAATATGAATTATGTGTTTATAGGTGGTGGAGCTTTATTTGTTTTATTAATAATATTTTTGTTATTTTAATTTAAATGATAATTCTTTAAAATAATTATCATTTTTATATATATATGGATATAAAAATTTTATTTTTATTTTTAGTTTTACTTTTAGTTGTAGGAACTTCTACAAAAGAAAATTTATCAAAAGACTTCATGAGTCAAGCGAGTGGTGGTATTTTAGTTGAAAAAGATAACTCTATGCCAGAAGATTCATTTAATAAGGATCCAAATAGCAAAACATTTGAATCAGACTTAAATTCATTAATTGAAAAAAAAGAAGATGATAGAGCAGTAGTAGTAAATGAAGATACTACAGGGTTAGAAGTTAATAAACCTGCTAAAGTTGAACAAAAAATGGGTAAAGATTTAGAAGAAGAAGGTAGTGGATGTGATGATACATTAATATTTGGCTTAGTTCTTCTGTTAGTAATTTACACTGTTTATTTTAAAATTAAAAATTAATTAATATAAATATATTAATATATATATATGAATCAAAAATATTCATTTTTAAAAAATGATAAAAAAGTTATTGAAAACTTTTCTAGATCTAACTATAAGAAAAAACTTATAAGACCAAAAACGGTAGAAGGATTTGGTTTTTTTAGAATTATAGAACATGCAATTATTGGCGGTGATAGTCAAAAAACTAAAAATGAAACTAATACAAATACTCAAAGCGTTTCACAAAGTGCAACTGATATTAACAACCAAACAACAAATACAACAAGTAACAATACTGATAATAGTATAAAATCAAATACAAATGTAAATTCTAATACAGCAATTGATTCTTCTCAGCAAACAACAAATGTGAATACTACTGATAATAGTTCTATAATGAATATTAATAGTTCTACTGATACTTATAATGTTGACAATTCATCTGTAACAAATGCAACTACTACCAATGTCCAAAATAAGATGATTCAAACATGCGGTGCTTCTATTGAAGAAGCAAAACAAGCAGTTAATATTGTAAAAGACGAATCTATTAATACAAACATAGATAATAGTAATACATTTATAAATACTGGTGATGGAGCTACAATTACTGATGTTCGATTAGAATCAGATTTAGATTTTGTAGGAGCAGAAGTTGATAGAAGTTGTATGTTAGATGCAATGAATGAATTACAGTCAGAACTTGAAGCAGAGAATGAAAATAGTAAAGAATTTGCTGGAGGTGAAGGTGGTGATGTAGGGGCAAAAGCAGGAGATAACACAACATCAAATGAGAATAGTACAAAAAAAGCCGATTCAGTTGACGGTGGGACAGATGCAAGTCAAAAAGTAACTAATGAAGCTGGAACATCTAATAGTACTGAAAATACTACAGAAAATACTGCAGATGTATCAAATGAACAAACCAATGAACAATCAACTGAGGTAGCTGCATCTGCTTCAAGTGCTCAAGGTTTAGCTGCTGGCTCAGGAGCTGGGTCTGCATCAAGTGGCGCAGCAGGTACTTTAGGGGCAGGTACAGGAATAATTGTATTATTAATAATTGCAGCAATTATATTTTATTTTTATCAAAAAAATAGTAATTAATTTTTTTTATACATATAATATATATATGTTTAAAACTTATTCATCTATTAATGGAAAAGATATAGTATCTAACGTTTCTCATGTTGAATTCCATAATAAAAATATAGAACATTTTTTTGATAATCGAATTATAGAACATGGTTTTATAGGTAGTGATAGGCAGGAAACTAACAATACAACAAATACTACCACTCAAAGTGTTTCTCAAGCTTCTACAGATATCAGCAATAGCACAAATAATACAACTACTAACAATACTGATAATTCTATATCTTCAAATACAAATGTAAATTCTAATACTGCAATTGATTCATCACAACAAACAACAAACGTTAATACAACTGATAACAGTTCTATTATGAATATCAATAATTCAACTGATACATATAATGTAGATAATTCATCAGTTACAAATAATACAACGTCAAACATTCAGAATAAAATGATTCAATCTTGTGGAGCTTCTATTGAAGAAGCACAAGGTGCAGTTAATATCGTAAAGGATGAATCAATTAATACAAATATTAACAATAGTAATACATTTATTAACACTGGTGATAATGCAACAATTAGTGATGTTCGTTTAGAATCTAGTTTAGATTTTGTAGGGCCAGAAGTAGATAGAAGTTGTATGTTAGATGCCATGAATGAATTAGATGCTGAATTAGTTGCCGAAAATGATAACTCTAAAGAATTTGCAGGTGGAGAAGGTGGTGATGTAGGTGCAGAAGCAGGTGGAAATACAACATCTAATGAAAATACAACTGGTAAAAGTGATACAGTAGATGGGAGTATGGATGCAGGGCAAGAATTAACTAACGCTGCAACAACTGAGAATACTACAGAAAACACAACTGAAAATACAGCAGACGTATCTAATGAGCAAACAACTGAGCAAACAAGTGAAGTAGCTACATCTGCATCATCTGCTCAAGGTTTAGCTGCAGGTTCTGCCTCAGGGTCTGGGTTATCAGATTATTTATTACTAATTATAATTGTGCTAATAATTTTATTTTTTTGTATGAAGAAAAGAAATTAATATATAAATTAGATTCTAAATTTATATGTTAATACTAATATATGTATAAAAATTATTCATTTATACAAAGTTCTAAAAATGACTTAAATATAAATGCTAGCGAAATATATAATAATTTAGAGTCATTTTTTGATAATAGAGTTATAGAACATGGTTTTATAGGAAGTGATAGTCAAAAAACTAACAATGAAACAAATACTAACACTCAAAGTGTCTCTCAAGCAGAAACGGATATTAGTAATAGTACAAATAATACAACTACTAATAATACAGATAATTCTATATCTTCAAACACAAATGTAAATTCTAATACTGCAATTGATTCATCACAACAAACAACAAATGTTAATACAACTGATAACAGCTCTATTATGAATATTAATAATTCAACAGATACTTATAATATTGATAATTCATCGGTTACAAATAATACAACTGCTAACATTCAAAATAAAATGATTCAGACTTGTGGTGCTTCAATAGAAGAAGCTCAAGGTGCAGTTAATATTGTAAAAGATGAATCAATTAATACAAATATAAATAATAGTAATACATTTATTAACACAGGTGATAACGCAACAATTAGTGATGTTCGTTTAGAATCTAGTTTAGATTTTGTAGGTCCAGAAGTAGACAGAAGTTGTATGTTAGATGCAATGAATGAATTAGATGCTGAACTAGTCGCAGAAAATGATAACTCAAAAGAATTTGCTGGTGGTGAAGGTGGAGATGTTGGTGCTAAAGCTGGAGGTAATAGTACATCTAATGAAAATTCATCTGAAAAAAGTGATCAAGTAGATGGTAGTACAGATGCTAGCCAAAAGTTATTAAATGAATCAACAACAGGAAATACAACTGAAAATACAACTGAAAATTCTAATGAGGTAACAAATGAACAAACAACAGATCAAACATCTGAAGTATCTGCATCTGCTTCAGGAGCACAAGGATTAGCTGCAGGATCAGCAGCTGGATCAGCTTCTGGATTTTCTGATTATTGGCTATTAATATTATTAGTTTTGGTAATAGGTTACTTTTTGATGAAAAAACAGAAATAATTTTTAATTAATTGAATTTTTTATGTATATAAATATATATATAAATGTTTAAAAACTACGCATTTGTAAACGGTAATAACATTGCTACAAATAGTTATGGTGCTCCATATCAATCAAATATATTAGAAAACTTTAATTTAGATAATAGAATTATAGAACATGCAATTATTGGAGGTGATAGTCAAGAAACAAATAATGTAACAAATACTAATACTCAAAGTACAGCACAAAGTACAACTGATATTAGTAATGAAACTACAAACACAACAACTAATAATACTGATAATAGTATTAAATCTAATACTAATGTAAATTCTAATACTGCAATTGATTCTTCTCAAGAGACAACTAATGTTAACACTACTGATAATAGTTCTATTATGAATATAAATAATTCAACTGACACATATAATGTTGATAATTCATCCGTTATTAATCAAACAACATCAAATATTCAAAATAAGATGATTCAATCTTGTGGTGCTTCAATAGAAGAGGCTCAAGGTGTAGTTAATATTGTAAAAGATGAATCAATTAATACAAATATTGATAATAGTAATACATTTATTAACACTGGTGACAATGCAACAATTAGTGATGTTAGATTAGAATCAGAATTAGATTTTGTAGGCGCTGAAGTTGATAGAAGTTGTATGTTAGAAGCAGCAAATGAATTACAAGCTGAATTAGAAGCTATTAATGAAAATAGTAAAGAATTTGCTGGTGGTGAAGGTGGTGATGTAGGAGCTGAAGCTGGTGGAAATACAACTGAAACTGAAAATACATCTGAAAAAAGTGATCAAGTAGATGGTAGTATGGATGCTGGTCAAGAATTAACTAATGCAGCGACAACAGAAAATACAGCTGAAAATACAACTGAGAATACAGCTGATGTATCAAATGAACAAACAACTGATCAAACAAGTGATATTGCAACGTCTGCATCATCCGCACAAGGTCTAGCAGCAGGTTCAGGATCCGGGTCAGGATCAGGTGTTTCTGATTATTTACTATTAGGATTACTAGTAATATTTGTATTATACTTTATGATGCAAGAAAGTAATATGAATTTAAATTTAAATTTTGACCTTAATGAAATTAATAAATTAATTAATGAAAATCATTTATTTGTAATTGTAGGAGCAATTATCTTTGCTAATTATATTTTAATGTAAAAAAAATATCTATTAATATATAATGGATATTTCATTTGAATTATTAATTTTATTAATAACATTAATAACATCATTTTGTTTTCTTTTTTTAAAAAATAATTCTGTAACCGCTTTACATAGTTACATATTTAATTTAACATCAAACAATTTACAAGTTTATTTACTCTTAGGTATGATAATTTTAATTTTATTATTTAATATAAAAATTTTATAAAAAATAATTTTATTTGCTAATATAATGAGAGATTTATGTTATTATGTTAATAATTGTATTTTATTTATAGTAATTCTTATTATTATTATGTTTATATATAATTTATTAGTTCAGGACTCTATACAAAAAATACAAAATATAAAAAGTTTATAATTTAAAATTTCTATACAAAAATTTAAATTATACAAACATATTATTAGATGTAACTTCATTATCATTATCAATTTTAATTGCAATCTTATTCAAATAACTATTATAGCCTTTTTTGCAATTAGGACAAGAAAAATTTGTTAAACACGTTTTTAAATATTTATTTAAACATTTTTTATGGAAAATATGTCCGCATGTATCAAGTATAATCTTATGTTCTTTTGACTTTATTTCATTTTGACAAATTGTACAAAACTTGTCATCACATTTTTCTGCTTTCATTTTTTTAAAAAAAACATTATTTATTTTTTGGATATTCATAAGCTTAATATTTAAATTATTATCTTCCTCTATTATGTTTCTTAGTGTATCTATAATTATTTCTTTATTATTATCATTACATCGCTCTATTAAGTTATTAATTTCTGTCATAGAATAATTTGACATATATCTATATATTTTATTATAATAAATTAATGGTTAATTATTTACTTGACGCTATTTTAACACTAGATTGCTCATTACTTGAATTTTCTGATTCTGATTCATTTGTTGAATTTGAATCTAAATTTATTTCTGAATCATTTCCAGAAGATTCAGACATGTCATTTAATAAATCATCCACATTTTTACTAAAAAAATCATTTGTATTTACTTGAACTTCACTTTCAATAACTACACTATTTGTTTCTGTTACAATATTAGCCTCTGTTTCTAAGTTCATTACTGAATTTGTTTCTGTTTTATCCAAAATTTCAGTATCTACAATATCTTCTTCACTTGAATTATTTAAAATTAAATCATAAGTTTCCCGAATATCAACTAAATAAGGTTTTAAATAAATACCAAATCCATTATTATTAATCCATAAACCATTTACGTCAATAATCATTTTAACTTTCATATTTGGTTTTAAATCTGAAAAAACACCCCTTTCTGACTGTCTATCAGATGTTACTCTTAATTTATAAAGTGATGAGTTCTTAACTTTTAATTTCAAATATGGCTCATTTGAATTTGCATATCTTATTAAGCCTTTAAACTTAATATTACTGGAAGTAAACCAATCCCTATTATTTCTAGCATTTTGAATAATTGATTTATCTAAATTAATTAGAAAATTTATAAAAGAACTTACTCTGCTTGAATTATTTGTCTTCAAATCAAAATATAAAGTTGTTATTAAATCATCTGATTCAATATTAGCAATTTTTAACTCTGGTGTTTGAACAAAGAATTTATTTTGCTTATTATTATGCATATATCTCAACATAATACTTTTTCCATTTCCTGAAGGAATAAATTTTATGTCATCAAAATTGATATCTTTTACATTAAATGGAGTTTTCATAAATTATGAAATAAATATCTTTGTATATCTAAGTATTCAAATATATAAAGATTTTAAGTAATAAAATTTAATTAATTTTATAGTCTAATAAACAAAACACTTTAGTTTAAATGTTTTTACTTGATTTCTTAGAAGTTCGTTTCCTACCTTTGGATTTGACTTGGACTACTTCTTCTTCTGACTCATCTTCAGATTCTTCATCAGATTCATCTTCAGATTCATTTTCAGACACAGCATCAGCTTCAACAAAATGTTTTACAGTCCCTTCATCAACAACATCTTCATCATCAGAATCAATGAATGGATTTTCATTCTTTACAGTTTCCTTAACTTCAGTTTTAGATCTAGGTTGAACTTCAACTCTTCGAAGTTTAAGAGTTAACCCATACATTCGTGTAGTTTGACCATTAGCTGGTTGTTTTGATGCCCAAAGTTTTGCAACATGGAATACATAACGACCTTTTCGCATGTATCTTACATGTTGTTTGAGATCATCAAGTGAAGTAACTTCTACATCTGTATGACTTCCATCTGCATCATATGCTTCAGATCCTTTTTTATTTTTTTGGAAGACATCTACTAAAACTTTTTCGGTATTCCATTCTAGAGGAATTTTAGCTTTAGTGTAATCTGGACGAACTACAACTTCTTTTTCTTCATCTTCATCTTCTGATTCAGAGTCAGAATCTTGCGTTGCTCGTGCTTGTCTTACAAAAGGTTGGTAAGTGTATTTTTTAGCATTCTTAGCACTACCAAAAAATTTAACTATATTTTCTTTATCTGTCATAAAAGTATCAAAATTTTGAAGCATAGTTTTAAATGATTGAAGCTTAGCAGATCGTTTTTCACGTTCTGTTTCAGTTTCAGTTGTAACATTTGGATTTACATCTAATGGAACTTTAAAGAAAGCTCGTTGTTTAGTAGTTTGATAATATGGACCGTCTGCATCAGGAATTCCATAATTGTCTAGAAGAATTTCAGGTGTTTGAATATCAAATTGATTTTCTCCATATTTTGGATCATTATATCTTACATATGCAATTTTCTGACTTGGAATACGATCATTATCTTCTAGGTCTGTAAAAGAAACTCTAGAAAGGTCAACTTTGTTGTATGGTACAATGTTATGTTCTGCTTTACTCATTTTTTTTTTATTAATATTTATATCCAATTTTCTAAATACTTTAATTTTCAATATTTTTGCAATATATATAGATATCTGTGTATATATATATATAGAGGATGTATATACAGAATATTAAGATTTATAAGGATATTGATCCTTTTTTCATAGAAAGCCAGATAATTGGTCTTCAACGAAAATGGCAATATAAGATATATCATAAACATAAATATGATATAATAAAAAATTTCAATATTATTGGTAATACACAGGATCCAGTAAGTCTAAATCAAATAATTCGTAATGGTAAGGTATTAAATATTGATAATTTATATCCAATATATAGAAATGATCGTATTTTTGTATACGAGTTAGAGTCTTTATTTGAGATAATTGATAATAATATGAATGAAGTGTATACTTGCAAACCATTTACTATAAATGAAATTAATCATATTAATTTTTTAAAAAAAATTATAAAAAAAGTTAGAAAGAATAGAAAAATAACAGAAAAAGAAAAATTACATTTTTTAAGAATGGATATATTCCAAATATTTTATGAGTTAGGTACATATTTTACATTAAATATGTATGAATCTATTGATAAGAATAATTTAGAAATTATATTCAATGAACTTAAATTAATGTGGAATTCATTTAAACAAGATTATCAAATAAATGAATTACAACTTTTTGGAGAGGAGCTAAATTGGGATAAATGCTCTAAAATAGAATATAAGTTATTAGAAAATATTAAAATTATGATTGATAATAAAATAGATGATGTATTTAAAAAAAATATTTGCTATTTAATTATTGGTTCATTTTGTTATGTTGATAAAGACCTAAAAAAAATATATAATAATATTGATTTTATTTAGGAAAATTAAAATTTAATATTATACATAGTAATATGATTGATAAATACATAAAACTATGTGATAAATTAGATAAATTAAAAGATGACAATGAGTTTGGTCACATATTACAGGATAAAATATATAGAAAATTTATTAGAGATATTACAAATGAAAAAATAAAAGGTAATGAAATATTAAAAATTGCAGATTTAATTAAGAAGAGAGTAATTAAATATGATAAAAAAAGATGGTATGCATAATTATTAAAAATAGAAAAATGATTAAAAGAAAAATTATTTACTTATTATAAATGGTTAATATAAATCAAATTTCAAATGAACAATTAATTACATGGTTTAGTAATAAAACTATAAATCCTCTAAGTAAGAGGAAGATCAAACAATATGGTCCAATTTTTAAAAAAATACAGAAATTGTATGATGAAAGAATTAAAACTATCCCAGTATCATCTCCAAAAGGAAAAAAGTTATTTAATGATTATGAGAATTTTAGAAGAAATAAAATAGATCCTATACTTCTTTTAGATCTTCCATTAAATGATATGGAAGAAAAAGATCTATTTAAATTTGAATATAAATGGGATCCATATACTGGGCTAAGGTCAAAACAAAAGGATCCAAATGGTGCACTTTATTTTGATCCAAATGTTTTAATAAATTACTTTTACACTAATAGATTAAATAATTTATGGGTAGATGAATATTTTGATGGTAATGATTATATTCAAGGACATTACGGAGATGCATTAGGTAAATATCCTAATTTTGAAATTAAAGGAAGAGGGCCTCATCCTGAATGGTATTTATTTAGATTACCTATAATTGACTGTTATTTAGAAAAAGATCATTCACTGCAAATGGTAACTATGGGACCAATCTTAACTGATAAAGAAATAAAAAAAATTTATACGTTATCAAAAAGATATAAAAAATTTTATAAAGAAACTTTTGGAATTAGAAGACCTAATATTGTAAAAATGAAGCAATTATATGATACAGCAGTTAACCCTAATTTAGAATATAATAATTTAGAAGGTTTTACTCAATCAGAAATAAATATGTTAAAGTTTGATTTAAATAGTACAGCTGTAAAGAACTTAATTGCATTTAAATAGATAAAGCATGTAATTCATTTCCTTCCTCATAAATTTTAAGAACAAGAAATGTCGAAGTGCTCATAGTATTAGATCTTAATTCTGATAAAAATTTAGATAAAGTCGTTTTACTAGCTTGCTTATACCAGCCTACATAAATGTCATTATTTTTTAAAATATTGTAAAAGTCATCATCTAAATGGTATCTTCCATATTTTAATTCTAACTTTTGCATTAATTTTTTTTGTAAAAATGATTTGTAATATTTTTTGTGTGGGCTAACACCTAAATATCTACATAGGTCACCATTAAAATAAGTAGGTGCCCATCTAAATCCTTCATTATTATAATATGTTGCCATTTTATTAAAAATAATACTATTTATTCATATTTTTATATTATCAATTTTTTTATAATATAATTTCATGAACAATATTACCTGTATTTTTATATACAAATAATGGTTCATAGCTATTCATTAGTAAACTATCTATCATTTTATAAATCATTTTTTTAGTAAAACCTATCTTATAATGTCTTCTCCATTTATGATCTTTTAAATAAAACAATCTGTAAAATGTTTTATTTGTTCCAATTAATTTATAGTTCATAATTAAATTTAAAAATCTAGTATCTACTTTCCATAAATTAACTTCGTTTCCTTCCACTAGCTTCTTTTTAATTTTATTAAATATAAAATCTCTTGAATATTTTTTATTTAATTCTAGATTTAGTAAAGATAATAATTCAACACTATAATACATATATATTAAATATTATTTATGATTTAAGTATATTGAACATTTTATAAGTTATAAAAAAAATATAAAATGAATTATATTACAATTGATTTAATTGGAAGTCCTAAATCTAAATAATTTGGAACTTTCTCATGCAAATTATTAGTAATAAGATTAATAATATTAAATTTTAATATAAAATAATCTATTTTACCATCTGTTAATGACTGACTAATTAATGTATTTAAAAAATGATGATCTTTCAAATTTTTTTCGTTATAATAAATCACCTTGTTTAAAATATATTTTAAACTATATTTTTGTATAGGTAAATTTAATGACGTTAATAATTTAGAATTGAAATAATATTTTGAATTTAATTTTCTATATTTCATTTAATATCATAAATTAACATACCTTTAACTTAATTCTGGTTTAAAAATATCAAACATAGCCCTACTTATAATATCTTTGAGAACTATATTATCTTCTAACATATTAAATTCACTTCTTTGTAGTGCAGTTTCATCATCAATGTATTCAGAATTCATTACATATTCTGTATCTAATAATAAACTACATAATCCTGTTCCACCTGAAATTACTCTACCAGCCATAACTCTTGAAGAAACACTTCTCATATAATCTATTTCTCCAAACATTGCCGCTTTTGTTAACTGCTCAATTGGCATTTCAAAAGAAGCTCTTGATAATGGATCTGTATCTAGTTTATTTATTCCATGTCTATCAATTGAAGTTAAGAATCCTAAATTAGTCATTGTATCTACTAAAATAGCTAAATGATGGAAGTTCACATTTTGATCACTAAATACTCGATATAACTCTTTTAGCAGAGCACTTCTAGCTGCTTCAATACCAAAATATTTTCTAATAGTATTAATTTCATTACAATATGTTCTATTTAAATCAATTCCATTAATATATCTAATATCTGTCATATTAATTCCTTGAGTATAAATTACTATTTCAGAAGATTCCTCAAATGCATTGTCGTCATTTTCAAAACTAATTAATCTACTTGTGCTATCAATATCTGTCTTTTGTATATCATCCAAACCTTTTAATTTAAAGTTATTAATAATCCATTCATTTATACCTAGTAATAAATTAGAATTGAACTCAATCATATCAAATCTAATATGAACTACTGGATTATCATTATTATCAAAGTTAGAAAGAATACAAGATCCTGTAATTGCACTTAAAATTTTCTTTTCATGTCTTTTTAAACTTCTTGATTCTCCAAGATAATTCTTGAAAAAGCTAATATAGCTTGATTTAATGTCTAACGTTGTCACATTCTTTTCAATAATTTTATTTCTATCTAATTTTATTCTTAGTAACCAAATCATATTTTCATATTTCTTAGTTCCAGATTTTAAATTAACAAAGAATGGATTACTTACATTATCTATTTTAGTATATCCTGTTGTATTAGTATCAATATCATAAATCATCTCATAATCTAATACAAGATCTTTAATGATTGTATATTGAATATTAGATGAAATAATATTAGCTTTATCTCTATCTGCTCTAATACTCTTATCGAGATAAATTGTCATTTCAGGAGTTTTAATATTTTTAGTTGCTCTTGTTAATTCTTCAACACGAGGAACCCCTTGCATTGCTGCCGAACCTGAACCTGTTGCATGAAAAGTATTTAATGTATTATGCACTATTATTCCTTCCGAAGTTAAAAATGTTTGATTGTTTGGAACTGTAAAATCATAAACATATTCTTTTGGATCCTTAATATTATTTATTTCTATAATTTCATCCCAAATAACATCACTATTTGCAGCTTGTTTCAAAAGATTTATTTCTCTTGATACTACAGGATTTGATTTATTTGCTTCATCAAAGATTTTAATATATTTCAAAAGTGTTCCTCTTCCAATTGAAGATTTCTTTTTCCATCTACCATAATTTCTACTTTGTCCTGGTAACTTCAAATCTTTTCCACATTTTGCAATTAAATCACCTAATCCACATATTTTATCAATATATTCAGCCTTATCATGTGCAT